GTCCGGACCGGTCGCGGCCGACACCACCGCCCGGCATCGTCATGGTCCGGCCGCCGCCATCGAACTTGCTCAGCCACAGCCCCGCGAAGTCCCGGGCGCTCATCCCGGCCGTGCCGCCGTTACCGGTGACGGCCTTCGCTCCAACGAGGTCGGCCGCGGACGCATCCGGGTTCGCGAGCAGCTTCGAGGCGCCGCCGGCCCCCTGCTGGTGCGCGAGGTAGAGCTCGCCCTGCGTCGGATCCCTGCCGAGCGCGCGCTTCAGCGAGGCGGCGTTGTCGAGGGTCAGCCGGGCCGCGGCCTGCGCCGACGCCTCCGGGTCGTACGGGTCGGCGAGCCCGTAGGCCGCCGCCGTCTTCGGCATGAACTGGTACAGCCCGGCCGCGCCGGACGGGTTCGAGGCGCCGGGATCGCCGCTGCTCTCGATCTGCGCCATCCGCTCCATGAAGCCGGGGTAGCGCTGATCCAGGCCACTGCCCTGCGCCGCTGCGGCGATCACAGCGGCGACGCGCGGGTCGGTCGGCATGGCGGGAGGTCCTGAAATGCAAAAGGCCCGCGCGATGGCGGGCCTTGCAGGGTCGGGCGCACAGCGCTCGCGACGCTGGCTGTTTCGGGCACTTCGCCCGTCGGGTCAAGTGTGTGGCTGGCACGTCATATTCAGCGCGCCGGCCACTCGCGTAGGTTGATCGCCGCGACGAGGGGACGACGATGCGGTTGAGAACGGTTTGTGCGCTAGCAGGCCTGCTGGCGCTCGGCGGCTGCATCCAGTCCGTGACGATCCCGACCCAGATGACCGCGCTGAAGGATGCCTGTCACGGCAAGGATCGACCAATGGCGGGAGCAGGCGACTTATCGGTCTGGCGCTGTGGCGAGGGCGATCAGGCGAAATATGCCGTCTACAGGGGCGACGTCTTGGTGAAGGAGGCGAACGAGGTGGAGGCGTCGCAGGTCGCAGGTGGCCTTTCGTGTCTCTCCCGAGGGTTCAAAGCGAAGACACCCGAGTTCGAGGCCTGCGCTGCTAACATCCAACAGGTCGCCCTCTCGGCGACAGGAAACCTGCGGGACCGCGAGAATGCCGAGGCGGCGGCGCGCCGTGAGCGAGCTGCTGATGCGCTGATTGCTGCCGGGGCATCGCTTCAGGCGACGCAGCCGCAGACGGTGAACGTGCAGGCGAACTGCACCTCCATGCGCACTGGCACGCTTGTAAGCACGACCTGCAACTGATCCGTGCTACGCTGAGCGAATGCCCCGCTGGCTCCAGATCACCCTCTGCTGGCTCCTCTTCGCCGGAGCAATGGCACTGCTGTCGCTCCTGCTGCACGCCTTCGTGCCGCCGGTGCTGACCAGCCTCCAAGACACGATTGGCATCGGGACGGTCGGCATCCTGATGCTGATCGGATGGCTGGTACTCGCCTTTTTCGGCTACCGCCCCCTACTGCGTAACTGGCTGGCGCGCCGGCGCAGCGCTCGCATTCGCGAGCGATAGCAGCCGGGACGTGAACAGCTCGGCGTTCTTGCTGCCGGGCGGGGACTTCGCCAGCGCCCGCAGGTCCGGGAGCGCCTTCGGGTCGAACATCAGGCGCGCTACCGCCTCGCCGCTGTTCAGCATCCGCGCCCGCATCATCGCGTCGCCGATCCCATGCTTGGCGCCGACCGCGAGACCGGCGACGCCACCCTTCACACCGCCTGCCGCCGCGCCCGCCACCATGCCGGTGACCGCATCCGAGACCGCCTGCCCGACGTGGGTCTTGCCGGACTGAAATTCCTTCTGGATCGCGTGGTTGAAGGCGGTGTCCGACCCCTTCGCCGGCCGGTAGCCGGTCGCTTCCAGGGTCGTGAGCAGCCGGTCGAGACCACCCCAGCGCGCCTCACCATCGGGCAGGGCGCGGATCACGGCCTCCAGATTGTGGCGCTGCTGCGCGTTGCCCCGGATCGCCGAGGCGAACCCGGCGCCGCCGTACTGGGACGCGATGCCCTTCGACTGCTGGGTCGCTTCGTTGAACACCGTCTCCAGGTAGGTCCGGGCGAGGCTCTGGGCGGCCGGTGCATCGTTCCGGGCCAGCGCCTGCATCGCGCTCGCCACCTCGACATGGCTGCCGGGGCCCGGGTTCGGCGCGAACAGCGCGCGGGTCGCGGCCGCCACGTCGGGGCGCTGCGCGATCTGGCCGAGCGGCGACGCCTCGATCCGGGCCAAGCCCTCGCGCGCCATCGTGAGACGGGAGAGCCGATCCCGAACCTCGGGGAGGGCGTCGAGGACGTCGGCGTGCTCTCGCATCGCCGCCCGCAACGTGTCGGCTGAGAGGTCCCCGCTCGCCCCGGTAGCGCGGTCGAGGATCTGGGTCTCGACGTGGCGGCCGAGCGCCTGGCGCGAGTTCGGCGCTGGCTGGGCCAGCAGCTCACGCGCGGCGGACGGCTGGCCGACGATGCCCGGCACCTGTTCGGCCGGCGTCGCCATGCGGCCGGTGAGATCGTCCCGCCGGACCACGCGGCCGAGCGGGTTGTTGCCGGTGAACGGCTCCAGCGGCGCCGAGTTAGCGGCGAAGTTCGCGTCGGCGGTCGCCACCTCCGGCACGCTCTTCAACTGCGCGTCGAGCGCCGAGCGGGTGGCCTGAAGGTCCCGGACCTTCGTCGCGTCGCCAATGTCCTGTGCGGCGCGGATGCTGAAGTCGAGGCGCTCGCGGGCGTGCAGGAGGCCGGCGACGCTCATGTCGAGGTCACCGCCGGGCTCGCGCAGGTCGCGGCCCGCCGCGGTCAGAGCGCCCCGGACATCACCCTTGGCGGTACGACCCTGCTCCGCGACTGCGGCCAGCGCCGGGCGCGGGTCGACCTGCCCAAACCGGACGTCGGGGATCTCCTCCGTCACCATCGGCGTCTTCACGAGCGGCGCGGGCTGCTCGCGCATCGCGTTCACCGTGCGCTCGAACGCGTCGAGGGGCTCGGCCGTCTCCCCGCGCATCAGGGCGCCGAGCGTCCGCGACCGGACGTCGGGATGCACGCTGGTGGGGTCGATGCCGGCGGCGCGAAGGTCGCCGTTGAGCCGGGTCTCCGCCTGCGAGAGGGCGGCGGCATACTCGTCCCCGAGCTGTCCCGCCGTCGGACCGGCCCCCATCGCCCGGCTGGAGCCGAGCGGGTACGAGGGGACGCCGCGCTGCTCGTTCTGGAGCTTGCGCAGCAGCTCGGACGAGATGTCCCGCGCCATGCCGCCGTCGGCGTCGGGGCGAAAGTACCCCTCCTCGATCAGCCGCTCGCGCCAGAAGTTGTCGATCGACTTCCCGCCCGGTCGCGCGACGTTGCCGAGGCCGGGGATGCCGAACTTGTGGAGGTCGGTGGCCAGCACGTCGCCTTCGAGCGGCAGGCCGCCGTTCTGGGCGATGAACCGCCCAAGGCTGACCGGACCGGCTTCCTGAATGGCGCCGTCGGCGCGCCCCGGGGGCGGCCCGAGCGGGGCGGGCGCGCCATCCGCGAACTGCGGGCGGCTGTACTGCTGCGGCGTCACGATCGGCTCGCCGGGACGCTCCACCGTGGCGGTGCGCTCGATGCCGACCGTCTCCGGCGCGGCGCGGGCGGCGCGATAGTCGATGTCCGCCTGCGCGGCCCGGCGGGCCTCCAGGCCATCGGCCACACCGCGGAGCTCGCCCTGGATGGTGCGGCCGGCCTGCTCCGGTGTGATCCGGGGGCCGGTCGCCGCGCGCGCCTGCGAGAGCGCGGTACCCTCCGGCGTCTGCATCACGCCCTGGCGCGCCGCGGTCTGCACGTCGAAGCCGAGGCCGGTCGGGCTCGCCGGCTCGGCGCCGATGCGGTCGAACAGGGCGCGGCCGGCGTTGTCGACCTGCGCCGGACGGGCCGCGTAGAACTCACCCGCGATCCGGCTGCCCTCGCCGCCTGAGTTCGCCGCCACGCGGGCGAGCTGCGAGGCCCGCACCGCCTTGCCGCCGGTGGCCGCGTTCAGCGCCTCGTCCACCGACAAGGCGACCGGACCGCCCGGGCTGGTCATCGCGCCATCGCGCAGAGACTGGGCCGCGGCCAGCTCGGATTCCGTCAGGCCGTGGGTCGCCTCGCGCAGGAGGTGCTCGCCCGGATTGCCGCCCTTGATCGCGCGCACGAGCCGCCCGACGCCCGCGCCGATCAGCGGGCCGCCAGCGCCGAGACCGCCGCCGATCGCGGCGCCCTGCTCGATCGCACCGAGGTCGCCACCGGACCGGACCGCCGCATCCGCCGCTCCGAGGCCGGAGCCGGAGACTGCGGAGGCTGCCATGCGTACGGGCAGCGCGGCGCCGGAGATCCCGAAGGCGGCGGGCGCGGCCGCCATGAGGGGCAGAGCGCCGACAACACCACCACCCATCTCCCCGAGACCGGAGGCGATCGGGTGCTCGGCGGCCGTGCGCTCGCCGAACCGCTCAACGTTGGCCAGCTCGTCCGAGAAGCGGGTATCGTTCTTCAGCGCCCGGATCCCGGCCGCAGCCCGGTTCGCGCCTGCGAGCAGGTACGGGCCGACGACCGGTACGCCCTCGATCAGCCCGCGTCCGACCGCGGCGGTGGCATCGCCCGGCTCGGCCGCAGTCGGCGCGTCGGAGAAGCCGCGGTGAAGCTTCAACAGGTCCGCATCCGACATGCCGGCGAGGTCGGCCTTCGGCGCCGATCCCGCCTCGGGCTTCGGCGCGGGCGTGCCGGCGTAGAGGCGCTGCAGCTCGTCGTCGGAGAGCTTCGAGAGATCCATCAGCGCATCATCCCGCGGCGGCGCATCTCGGCCTCGACCGCGGCCCGATCAGGGGCGGCCGGGCGGTACTGGTAGATCTCGGGCTGCTCCACCTTGAAGAAGCCCGCGCGCTGCGCCGTCTCCGGCGTCGCGAACCGATCCACGCTCGCGTTGTGATGCGCGATCGTGTTCTTGGCGAGGATCTCCTGCGCCTCGATGCCGGCGCGCAGGGCCGCCTCAACGCTGGACCGGTCGCCCGACGAGATGGTCTTGCCGAGCTGGAGGTCCATGTTGGTCGTGTGGCCGGACTGGCTGATCGCCTTCGCCAACTCGGCGCTCTTCTGGGTCGCGGCCTGGTCGAAGAGCTGCGAGTTCGTCACGTAGCTGTCCGGGATGCCGAGGACCTGCGCGGTGATCGCCCGGGCCTGCGTGCGCCAGTCGGCGCCTGCACCCGCCACGATGCCCCGGTCGAGCGCCTCCTTCTGCCGGTTGATCGCGGCGATGGTGCCGATTGCGCCCTCGGCCTTCGCCCGGCTCTCGGTGATCGCCTTGACGGCCGCCTGATCCAGCTCGGCGTTGGCCTTCTGCGGCAGCTGGTTCGTGCCCTGGGTGAGGGCAACGTGCGGCATACCCTTCTCGTCGTACGCGCCGGGCGTGCCCGGCGGGGTGCCGGGCGGCGGCTCGATCACGCGGCCGTCGGCGCCGATCGTGCCCCACACCCGGGCGCCGCCCGTCGCCGGGGCGACCGGGGTCAGCGCGGACGGGCCATCGGTCTCGCCGATCCGGGACTTGTTCACGCCGACGATCGACCCGTCGGGGCGGGTGATGACCTGCACGTCGTCCTTCGCCCCGGTGGCGGTGCCCTCGGCCTGCGCCTGCGCGCGTGCCTTCAGCGTCCCGAGATCCTGCGGGCCGCCTGCCACCGGCACGAGGCCGGTCGACGTCCGGACGTAGCCCTCCGGCGCACCATAGTTCCCCGAGAGGAAGCTCTTCACGAAGTCGGGGTTGCCGGCGAGCGCAACGGCGTCCTCGGCCGACGTGCCGGGCAGCTTCGTCATGATGGCCCGGGCGGTGAGGTTCTGAACGCCCTGCTCCTGCTGCGCCTTCCGGGCCTTCAGCCCGAACTCGGCCTGCGCCAGCGCGGAGGCCGCGCGCTTGCCCTCGTTGTCCTGGTAGGCCTTCAGCCCGACCGCTGCGCCGCGACCGAAGCCGGGCGTCGACATGAGGCCGATCCCGAGTGACGTGAGCAGGTCGCCGCCGCCGTTGGCGTTGAGGCTCCGCAGCCCGTCGCCGATCCGGTCGAGCAGCGACGGCTCCGCGGCGGGCATGGCTGCTGTCGGGGCCGCCGCGGCAGGGGCAGCCGTCGACCCAGTCGTCGCCGGAGCGGTGGGCGCCGGCAGACTGCCAAAACTCAGCGGACGGGCCGGCGCGGGCGCGGCCGGCGCCACGTCATCACCACGCGGCGCGGCTGGCGCGCCGACCGGCATGGTGGGCGCGCGCGAACCGACGAGGCTGGGCAGGGGCGAACGATCCGGCTCCGCGGTCACGGGCGCCGACATCTGCGGGGGCAGGGCGCCGAACATGCGCAGCGGTGCCCGGGCCGGCGCTTCGGGCTCGACGACGGGCGCCGACGCGGCGACCTGCGGCTGCATGGTCGGCGCGGTCGGGGGCACGAAGCCGGTGAAGCCGGGCGGGATCGCGGCCGGAACGTCGTCTGCCGAGACGTCGACCTGCGGCCGCGCCTGCTGCATCAGGCGGGCGATGTCGGCCGGGGAGAGTGCGCCGAACGGCATGAGACCTGCGGACACGACGCGCTCCTACTTGCCCATGAACTTCGAGGCGGTGCCGGCGATCGCCAAGCCGCCGCCGAGCAGCTGCTGGAGCACGCCCGGCTGCGGGATCTTCTGGACCGACGTGCCGCTCGAGGAGCCGCCCAGGCCCGCGATCGGATTGACGATGCCGGAGTAGAGGCCGAGCTGCTTCCAGGGCGATGCCTGCTGCTCGTCGAAGACCTGCTGGGCGGTGTCGAGCTGCTGCTGGCGGTCGGCGTCGAGGGCGGCACCGACACCGGCCAGGGTCAGGCCCGGGCGCTGGAGGTTGTCGATGTTCGTCCCGACCATGCCGAGACCCTGGAGCGCCGCGGCCCGGTCCGCCTGCGCGGCCGACAGCTTGAGGCTCGACTTCGACATCTCATTCTGGATGTTCTGATTGTCGACGCCGGCCAGGGCCGTCGCGCCGCCGAGCGCCGTCGTGTTGGTGTCGTTGTAGAGCCCGGCGCCAGACAGGGCGAGGCCGGCGTTCACCTGCTCGGCGTTGTTGATGCTGCCGTAGAGGCCCTGCTGGAGGCTGGTGCGGGCGTTGCGGGAGCTGTCGATCGCCGTGGCCGCCTGCGCCTGCCGGGTGCGCTCGTTATCGTAGTCCGTGTACCGCGCCTGCGTGCCGATCGCGCCGAGGGAGTCGGCGATCGTCGCGGCGTAGCGGCCCGAGCCGGTCCGGCCCGCCGCGCCCATCTGCTGGGCGATCTTCGAGGCCGCCTCGCCCTGGCTCCGGCCGATCACCGCGTCGAGGTACGGGTTCGCGCCGCCCAGGAACTTGCCGTCGGCGGCGTCCTGCAGCGACTTCTCCGTCTGAGTCTGCCCGGACAGGCTGTCGAGGAGACCGGTGTAGCCCGAGGTCGACAGGTTATAGTCGCCCCGGGTGAGCGCCCGTGCCGTCGAGTAGGCGAGGTTGTTCGGGTCCGCCATCTGGTCGGCGAGCGACGAGATGCGCGACGTGTCGATCTTGCCGACGCTGTCGAGCCCGGCGAGCGCGGACTGGATGCCCGAGGTCGTGCCGCCGTTCTGGAGTAGGCCGGTCAGGTAGCTGTCGCCGGCCTTGGCCGCGCCCTGGCCCGCGTTGGCGCTGCCCGCGATGCTGTCGAGCGCGGCGAGCGAGACATCCCCGAGACCCGCGTAGCGCTGGCCGCCATAGACCTGCGAGCCGACGCCCGAGTTGTAGGCCGCGGTCGCGCCGGAGAGCACGCCCTGGAGCGCGGGCTGCGCCGGCGCCCAAGGGTCGTTGTTCTGCTGCTGGACCGTGGTCTGGGTCTTGGTACCGCCGCCCATGTCAGGCCCCGATGCGCTTCGTGAAGTGGTGGCCGAGCTCGCACGGCGCGGCGGTGTAGTCCGGCAGCACGCGGGCCCAGCCGCGGCGGCCGACGAACTCGACGGTGGTGCAGCCGAGCCGGGCGGCGCCGCGCTCGACGGCTGCGATCACCGCGCCCCACGGGCCGGCCGCGCGGCCGCCGAGGGACAGGACCCAGCAGGACAGGCGGCCGCCGCGGTGCTGGCGGACCTGCGTCACGCCCGCCGCCACGAACCGGTCGCCCTCGAAGATCCCGACGAGCTGCGCCTGCCCGGCCGCGCACGACGCGAGCAGGCCGGCCACGGTCAGGTCGCAGCGGGGCAGGGCGCAGGCGGCGCCCAGACATGCCTCGACGCGCTCGGCGAGGTCAGGCGCGAGCGGCATCGACAGAGGCTGGAGGCGCATCAGGCCCGGCGCATCTCGAAGCGGAAGGTGCGGTCGGTCGCCGGGTTCAGGTCGTGCCCGACGGTGAAGCTGCCGCGGTCGGCCGAGACGAGCCAGACCGTCGCCTTCGACGCGGATTCCGTGACCGGGACCCAGCGCGGCAGGGCGCCGAGGCTGCAGTTCTCGCAGGGCACCTTCGTGCGCGAGACGCCGTTGGCCAGGGTGAAGGTGTCCGCCGAGATCGCGTTGGTGGCGCCGCGCGCGAGGTCGTCGATCGCGCGACTGAAGAGGGAGAGGTCCTTCTCGTTCCGGCCGGGGACGTTCATCGCGAGCCCTCCGCCGTCGCGTCCGGCTCGATGGCCGAGACGTAGGACCAGGTCGTGCCGGCCGGGATCCGCACCCGGGCGCGGTGGTAGCGGCCCGAGGCGCGGGTCGGCGCGACCCGCTCCACGGTCGGCGCGGTCTCCGGCAGCCAGCGCGGCGGCGCCGATGCGGCGAGGCTCTCCCGGACGCCGACGGCCACGCGCCAGTCGTCGGCATCCGTGTCCACGCGGGCCCCGCGCAGGAAGGCCCGGTTCGGCCGTGCCAGCATGGCGTCGGGCGTCTGCACCACCGCCTCCAGCGCCGGCCCATCCAGGACGGCCAGCCGGTTGTCGGTCGTCATCACCGCGAGCAGCGTCGCGCCGCCCTGGTACATCGGGTCGTCGAGCGAGGGCTGGGCCGGGTCGTCGATCGACCCATCGATGCTGTCGACCGACACGTCGGGCGTTGCAGCCGACATGCCGAAGCGGAGCGGGGTGTTGAGGAACGACCAGCGGTCGAGCAGCCAGTCGTACAGCAGCGCCTCGCCCAGCAGGGACGGGTCCGCGGCGTCGGTGCCGGCGAGCCGGTAGGCGAACAGGATGCGCTCGCCGGTCGGGTCGCGGAACGCCACCGTCATGCCGACGCGCTCCGGGTCGACGCGGCCCTGGAAGAACCGGTTCACCCGCTCGGCGCCGATCGGCGTGGACGGACCGCCGCCGATCACCAGGGCATAGAACCCGTCGCGGTCGAGGAAGAAAATGCGCGGCCCGACCTTGGCGATGCACCAGGGTGCCACCGCGCCACGGTTCTCCTCGAGCACCGAGCAGTCGAACACGTTCCCGGAATCCGGGCTCAGCGTCATGCGCCGGATCGCCCGCTCCTGGAAGATCACGCCATACTCGCCGCCCGCGAACCCGGTGATGGCGCCGCCGTCGGGGAGCTGCTGCTCGTCGCCGGTCTGGTCGAGCTGGCCGAGCGGCCACTGCTCGATGTTGCCGCTGTTCGACCACCGCACTGTCTGCGGCGTGTCGGGCAGGCCAGCGAGCACGAGGAAGTCGCCGACCACGCCCATGTGCCGGGCCCGGGGCGGCTTGCCGCCGAGGTCCGCGAACGGCTGCGTGCCGGCCTGGAGGACGTCGATGGTGGCCTTCTGCACCGGGGTGCCGGCCGAGCAGGCGAGCAGCAGGGTGCCGTAGACCACGAAGGACCAGTAGTCCCCCGGCGGCACGCTGTAGGACGTGCTCGGGTTCGTCACCTCGTGCCACGCCTGGTCCGTCGTCTTGTAGACGAACAGCCCCTTCGACGTGCCGGCCACGTAGATCGGGAAGTTGTAGGTCGGCGAGAACACCGCGATGGCGCCGCGGCACTCCGCCGGCAGGGCGAGCGACAGCGGCACCGGCGCCAGAACCGGGCCGTATCCGTCCGAGCGCGGCACCACGTTCGTCGCGACCGCCGACACCGAGGCGTCGACCGAGGCCCTGTCGGGCGCGAACGGCGCCAGCTTGATCGGGTCCATGCTACTCGGGCCGCGCCACGGCCTGCGTCGAGGCCTGGAGTTCGGCAGGGCGGCCGGTGCGCTTGGCCACCTTCGCCGTGTCGGCCTTGATCCCGAGGGCGGCCAGGACCTGGAGCATCAGGCCGGTGTGCGCCTGGACCGCCGCCGGATCCTTCTGGAACAGGTAGGCCTCCGCCAGGACGGCGTAGAGGTACGCGTCCGGCGCCTTGGCCAGCAGCCAGTTCTTCGGCGCGTCGGAGGTCAGCGGCGGGATCGCGGCGTAATAGGCCAGCGTCACCACGCCGGGCTTCTCCGGCACCATGCGCACCTTGCCGGCGCGGATCGTGAAGTACTGCGGGTCGCCGCCCGGGCGGTGCCGGAACCGCGCCTCGGGGCTGTCGGCCTCCGCGAAGGTCGGGCGCGCCGTGCGCCCGGAGCCGGCCCAGGAGACGGCCAGCCACTCGATGAAGTCGGCAGGCAGGTCCATCGCGGCGACCGGCGCCGCGGCGGTGCCGCCGCTCGCCTCCGCCTCCATCTCGCGCGCGCGCAGGATCGCGTTGAAGTGGCTCTCGGCCAGCGCGATGAAGCCCGGCACCGCGTCCGCCAGATCCGGGCGGGCGATGTAGTCCAGCACGGCGGCCTGGAGGCTCGCCAGATCGGTGATCGCGGTCACGGCAGCCTCAGGGGGTCGGCTCGGTGGCGCGCATCCGGGACCGGCCCCAGCGCGCGTCGCGGTCGAGGTCCTTCAGGTCCGAGATGCCGGCCTCCAGCATGGCCCGCCACGTCACCATGCGCGTGTCGTTGCGCAGGAACGGCTCGGCCTCCAGCAGGGCGGCGTAGAGGTAGAGATCCGGGTTTTTGGCCAGCAGCCAGTTCGACGGCCGCGCGTCCGACAGCGGCGGGATGCCCTGGCGGTAGACCAGCGACACCGAGCTGAAGCACGGCGAGACCCGGATGAAGGCGTTGTCGAGCCCGAACTGCCACGGGTCCGTGGAGTCGACGATGTCCTCGAGCGAGATCGATCCGAGGATTGTGAAAGCGCCCTGGGCGCAGCCGCTGCGGCCGAACACCGGCCACGGATCGCGGGACGATGACGCGAAGGCGTGCGGCGGCACGTAATCGACCTGCTCACCGCACGGGCCGGTCACCGACCGCCACGCCCGGAAGTCATCCGGGAGCGGCGCGGCACCGTCGACGAGCACCAGCGACAGCGCCGTCTCGTTGTCCGCGAGGTTCAGCCGCCGGTCGAGGCGCACCTCGGCCAGGCGGATGAAGGTCGGGATCCGGGACCGCAGGTCGGCGCGCTCGAGGTAGTCCTCCAGCGTGCCGGTCAGGTCGTCGAGGTCGTCGAAACCGGCCATCGGATCAGATCCGGCCCGAGCGGGTGCGGAAGCGGGCGTGGTCCCCGTCATTCAGCCACCGCGTGAGGTACGCATCGTCCCGCTGGACGATCGCCTGGGCGAGGCGGTTCGACCAGATGTGCATCGGGACGCGAGCGATCAGCGCCATGTCGCCGTAGGGCCGGTTCAGGTTCTCGACCTGGAGCGCGGCGTTCTCGGCGAGGATGTCGTCGACCGGCATCACCTCGCGGATGCGCAGATGGCCGCCCTCGTCGAGCGCCCAGACCTGCTTACCGGTCAGCGGATCGTGGTCGATCAGGCACCAGTCGCCGTCGAACACGAGGTCGGATTCCGCCACGACGGCGGAGGTCGCGGCGGACTGCATCAGGCGGCCTTCGCGCGGTCGCGGCGGCCGATACCGGCCTCGACGACGTCCATGGCCTCGTCGACGTCCAACTCTGCGCTCTCGCCGGCGCGAACGCGGTACTCCTGATCCTCCGGCAGGTCGGCCGGGCGCGGGCCCTTCGGCCAGTAATCGCGCTCCATCACGACGAGGACGGTCGCGGCGGGGGCGGCGGCGGGCTTGTCGGTCGGCTTGGTGGCCGGGTTCGGGTTCGAGGTATCGGCCACGCTGGCCTCCGGGTTCGAGGGGGGCGGAAACGCGAACGGGGCGCCGGTGAGGGCGCCCCGCTCAGGGTCGTGTCAGGCTGTCAGCCGAGGATCAGGAGAGGTCCTCGATCGTGCCGTGGGCGGCCTCGTTCGAGACCTCCAGGGTGTACTCCGTCAGGAGCATCCGCTTGGTCGCGTCGCCGGTCTGGGCCGGCTTCACGACCTGCATCGGACGCAGCCACGCGAGCTTCACCATGGTCGGGTCGATCATCAGCACGCGGTTGGCCACGAACTGACGGTTCGGGACGGCGGAGAGCCGGCCGAAGTCGCCGACGTAGATGTCGGCCGCCGCCACGACGGTCGCGGCCTTGTCGCCGGTGTCACGGCGCTGCTGGGCGATGCCCGGGAACGCCGAGAACTGGCGCTTGTAGGCGACCGGCATCATCAGCATCGAGGGGTTGCCGCCGGCCGTGTAGCAGGACTGCTGCACGTCCTTCACGTGGCCCTCGGTCCAGGCGCGGGCCGTGCCGGCCGTCGGGGCGACGACCTGGCCGGAGCCCTGGTTGAAGCCGCCGTTGGCGCCGCCCGCACCGCGCGACACGTTGGTCACGAGCCAGGACGGAAAGCCGCCGAGCTTGCGCGGGGTGTTGGTGCCCCCGTTCGAGGTGGAGCCGCCCGCCGAGGAGGCCTGCGGGGACAGGAGGATGGCCTCCTCGTCCTTCTTCAGCTCCTTCCCGGCCTTGAGGCTCTGGTACTTCACCTCGGACTTGCGGCCCGCCTTGTCGACGGCCTCCGCGGTGCCCGAGACGATGATCGGCTTGCGGCTGATCTGGCAGACGTTGCCGACCCGGACGGTGCCGGCCCGCTGCGTGTAGGAAAACTCGTCGCCCTCCAGCTGCGCGTTGGTCGTGTCGGCCGGCGCCAGGGCGTCGGTCTGCCACTCGTGCTTCACCGCCTTGGCCTTGCCGCGCTCGATGTTCGAGATGAACGGGGTGTCGGCCTTGGAGATGTTGTAGATCGCGTCCTGGAGGTCCTCGCGCTGGCCCTTCTGGACGTAGGTATCGAGGGTGCCCGCAACCTGGGTCATGATGTCCTCGGAGAGATGATCCGCCGGCGCCCCTCAGGCGAACGGACGGCTCGGGTCAGGAGAAGAGGCTGTCGTCGAGGAGTTCGGCGGCGGCCTCGATGGACCCGTCGCGCTCGAGCCGGGCCCGGGCCGCTGCGACCGCATCCGCGCTCCGGGTGCCCGGGGCCTGCCGTGCGGCGGCCTGGATCGGAGGAGCGGCCTGCGCGCGCTTCACGGCGGCGGGCACCTTCGCCTGCATCTCACGCCACTTCGCGGCATCGGCCAGCACCAGGAGGGCCCGGTGATCCTGGATGCCCTGCACGTCCTGCGGGCTGAGCCCGTAGTGCGCGCCTGCGGCCTCGGCCCTCGCGAAGAAGGCCTTGTGCCCCTCGGGCGTCCGGAGTTCCGGAACCTTGGACTGGAGCGTCCGATACTCGGTGGCGAGCGCCTCGTTGCGCGCCGTCTGGGCCTGCTCGTCCGCCGCTTCCCGCTCCTTGGTGGAGCCGGCATCGGCGGTCTTGCGTGCGTCGGCGAGCTTCTGGAGCTCGGCCATCGCGGCCTTGTAGGCGCGATCCTGCTGCATGTAGCCGACCACGTCCGTGTCGATCAGCGCGGGGTCCGGCTCCGGGGGGAGGTGGGCCTTCACGATGTCGGTGGCGAGGTCGAGGATCGAAGCGAGCTGCTGGCGGTCGTTCGTGACGGAGGTGCGCTCGGCCTGGAGGGCTTGGCGCTCGGCCGCCACCTCCTGGGTCTTGCGCGTGTAATCGGCCTGGCGGAGGTAGCCGTTCTGCACTTCCTGGAGGGGTATCGCCTTCCCGTCGATGACGACGGTCTGCGGTCCCTCGGCGGTCGGCTCGGGCTGCTCGGGTTCGGCCGTCGGCTCCTGCTCGCTGGCGGGCTCGGCGGGCGGGTCGCCCTCCGGCTCGCCCTCGACGGGAGCCTCTTCGTTGGCGCCGGGCTCGGTGCCGCCCTCGGGGTGCTCCTCGGGGGAGTCCTCGGCCAGCTCGAACGCGTCGTCGGGAACAAGGTCCGCGGCTGCGGACATGTCGAGTTCACCAGTCTCGGCCGGGGCCGAGGTGTTGGCATCGCTCATCGGTCAACTTTCAGAGGTGAATGGCCCCGCCCTCAGGCGAAGGAGGGCCCGGGGCGGTCGCTCAGCGCGGCGTTGGTCACGATGGACTCGACGTGCCGGCGGACGGCTCTGACGGCCTGGATGAGGGCCGTGTGTTCGATCAGCGCGGCCGGATCGGCCACGTTGGCGCGGGCGAGGGCGTCGACGGCACCGGCCTCGATCTCACCCAGCGCCTCGACGAAGGTCTCGTCGGCGAGGAGGGCCTGCGCACGCAGCGCGCGGGACACGGGATCGCGGTCGCTCATCCCTGCCTCGGAATGTCGGTCTGGGCCGGCGAGTGCATCCCGGCCAGGATCTCGGTCCCCTTCAGCTGCGCTTCGAGGTTCATCTCCTCGCGGCGCAGGGCGAAGTCTCGGTTCACGCGATCACGCTCCAGATCACCTTCCGCGACCATGCGCTCGCGCTCGATCTGGATGTGCGCCTCGGCCCGGGTGCGGTCGCCCTCGACCTGCGCGGCGATCTTCTGCTGGTCGCCCTGCACCTGGGCCTGGATCTTGGCGACCTCGGCCTGCGCGCGGGGATCCTGCTGCTGCGGACGGCTCGCCATCCACTTCGCGAAGTCCTCGTCCGACACGTCGGCGAAGTAGGTCTCCGGCGCCTTCAGCCCGGACGCCTCGACCATCTTGTGCAGGGTCTTCACGTACATGGAGGGCGTCACGACCGGGTTGTCCGGGCCGAGCGTCTGGATGATCTTCTCCTGCCGGGCCGCGACACCGGCCAGCATGGTCAGGTCCCGCTCGCGCGAGCCGGTGCCCATGCCGATGTTGACCTCGACGTCCATCGACGCATTCCAGGCGCGCGGATCGAACTCCACCCACTGGTCGCGGAGGCGGATCGTCCGCGGCCGGTCCTGATTGCGCACGATGATGCGCAGGATCTTCGCAAACAGCTTCTTCACGCCGAGCTTCGCCATGTTGCGGGCGATCAGCTCGACGCGGGCGTAACTGGCATCGTGCTCGAGCTGCTCGGCCGTGGCCGTCTGCGGCTCCAGGGCGGTCGCGTCGAGCGAGGCGGTGGCGCCGGAGACCCCGGTGCGGCGCTGGGCGATGCCGTCCACCGCCTGGATCGCGACGAGGATCTTGTCGGCGATCTGCGGGGTGACGACGTCCCGAACCGCGCCGGCCTTCTTCACGCGGATCACGCCGCCGAAGGTCGGGTTCAGCACCTCATCCGGGTTGATGATGTCGTCCTGAACCGCCTCGCGCTGGGGGCGGTTCTGCGCGTACGTGTTGTCGAGGACGCCTCGCCAGAGCGAGGTTTTCACCCGCATCAGGTCCATCACGTCGTCGGCGATGGAGCGGCCCATCCAGCGGTGCGGAACCACCTGCGGGGTCAGGTCCGCGAACGGACGGTCGTCGCTCCACTCCTCGTTCTTGAGGATCTTGCGCGAGCCCGCGCCGCCGGCCGTGACGACCTTCCGCGATTCCGCGATGCCGTCGCCATCGCAATCCGCGAAGACGTAGGCCTCGACGATGTCGATCTCGGTGTTCGCGCCCGATCCCTCGGAGCCGACGCCGGCATCCTGCTCACGGTCGACCGTCTCGGACGGGGCGCCGTCGGAGGCCGGCAGCGACCACACCAGGTCGCGCTTGTAGCCCTGCTTGAGCAGGTCGGACCGGGTCAGCTTCGTGCGGTGCCAGACGCACCGGGCCCGGTCGACCGACTTCGCGCGGCGCGAGATGCCGAAATCCTCCGGCGGCACGTTCTCGATCACCAAGCGGCCGGACGAGGTGCGGCGGCGGATCTTCACGTCGTGCAGCGGCAGCGGCACCGACTGGCCCGTGGCCGGATCCTGGACCATCTGCGGGCGCTCGGCGTAGCCGACCACCTCGACGTCGGGATCGTCGAACAGGATGACGAGCTGCTCGTCGGAGAGCCCGGTGAACTCCTCGGCCTCCGTCTCCGGGGTCGGATCCCAGTAGGCCTTCACGATGCCGTTGCGGACCTGGAGGGCATCCATGATCCATGTGAGCAGGATCAGGTAGCCGTCGCAGTCGTTCGCCCAGACATGGTTGACGTAGTCCGTAGCCTGGTCGGCGCCCTTCTCGTCGCCGGGGCGGGCCGGGCTGTAGACCGCGACCCGGTCCGAGCCGTCGAACACCCGCATCAGGCCGGGCAGCATGGTCCCGATGATGTCCGACACGTCGCGCGACACGACGGAGGACCTGCCCTTCTCGGCCGGGAGATCCCGCACGACGCCGTCGAAGTACTCCAGCGCGGTCTCGCGGTCGCCCTTGGCCGAGCCGGTGCGACGCTCGCCGTTCGCCGTCAAATCGTTGTCGAAGGAGATGCCGCCGGCAATCTCCTCGTCGATCAGGCGCAGCAGATCGTCGTCGCTGACCGCATCGGTGCGCGCCATCGAGGATCCTGCAGATTGTAGGGGTGGCAGCGAGACGGGGCAGCGCCCGCACGTCTCGCGACGGATAGTCCTTTGGGCGTGTTCGCCCGTCGGGTCAAGCCGGTTCTACTGCGTCGGCTCGCGCGCGATCACCATCACGGCGGCATTCGCGGCCGGCGTGGCGAAGGGGCTGATCAACAACCCAGCGAGCGAGGCGAGGGTGCCGGGCAGCGTCGTCGAGCTGGACTGCCAGCACTTCCCCGAGGCAGCCGTGGCCGAGCGCGCAGACACGTTGCAGAGGATCGGCAGGGACCCGGTGTTCACCGGCAGCGGATTCACTACCGGCGCCGAGGAAGTGAAGCCCCGGGCCCAGGTCACGGACCACGCACCGTTCCCGTCGGTCTGGACGTTCGCCGCCTGGACCGACGTCGGCCTGGAGGCATCCTTCGGCACGTAGCAATTCGCCGAGCCAGCCGAGCCGTTCAGGGTGTCCGCAGTCGGAACCGCGCCGCAGGGCGCCGGCATCTGGGCCCGCGTGGCGTAGGCCGACAGGTCGGTCGGTGTGCCGGACGGCCCCGCCGCCAGGGCAGGGCCGCACGCGAGCAGCAGGGCAACGAGCGCGCGCACGACCGCCTCAGTAGCTCATCACCGCGACGGAGCCGCCGGCGGCCGAGCACGCCACGAAGATCGCGGCCTTGGTTCGGCCGGCGTCGTCGAAGGTGAAGGCCTGGCCGGCCGCCAGCGGATAGCCAGTGCCGTAGGCGGTCGCGCCGGGCATGATCTCGCAGGCCACGGACCCGATGTTCGAGATGGTGCGGCGGTTGGCCGGATCCGCGGCCGACACCTGCACGCCGGTCGTGCCGATGCCCGTGGTCCGCACGACCGAGAACGCGGCCGAGCCGCCGGTCGTGATGCACAGCTTGCCGATCGCGTCGACGACGAAGCCGGTGCCATCGCCGGAAGTCAGGACCGGGCCGGCGCAGCCGGAGAAGACGCGGGCCTGCTGCGCCTCGGCGGGCGCGGTGCAGGCGAGCGCGAGCACCCCGGCGAGAGCGAGGAATCGGAGCTTCATGGACAGGTCCTGTGCTGTGCGGGTCAGGCGACCCGGGTAGTCTTCTGCCAAGCCGCAGCGGGCCACCGGACGCGAAGCTTGCGGCGCCACACGATGTGACGGCGATCGGGATCACCGTTGTCCCATTCGACGCCGAGGATCACGTCGCCCAACATGACCGGGCGGCACGCATAGTCGCCGATCTGCGGGAAGCGTCGACCAAACCGAACCATCGTTCGTCCTCTACCGTTCGCACCTAGGCCGTCTAGGAGATCCAGGCGGTGCTCGGCGTGCCCCAGTTCTGAGGCTTGGCCTCGATCACCGGCTCGGCGAAGGTCAGGGCGACAGCGTCCCAGAGGTCCGGCGAGGGGATGCCCATCGAGCGCATCTTCTCCTTCGACCAGAGCTGGATGTACCCGCGGCTGTTGTGGCTGTAGCCGGTCGAGCAGGCATCGGCCTGCAGCTCGTCGTCGTCCGGCAGGTCGACGCCGGCCGGGTCCATCAGCCAGTCGAGCGAGTTGAGCCAGATCTCGGCGCGACGGTTCAGCGGGCCGGGCAACTCCTCGTCCGTGGTCGGCGAGACCCGCGCGGGCTGGAGCGGCGCGCCGCCGAAGTTCACCGGGACGACGATGTTGCGGCCCTCGGGGCCGTACCCGCGCTCCACCAGGATGTCGTAGACGCCCGCGCCGTAGCCGCCGGTCACGTCGATGAAGCACTTGATCGGGCCGTCCCGGTCGATGTGGCCGGCGACGTAGTTCGCGCTCTCCGGGATCGACAGGCCGGGCTTGCCACCGGCCCAGAGCACCTTGCGGCCGCGGCGCTTGGCCAGCGCGTGCCGGTCGCCGCCCTGGTGCGCCGGATCGTACCCGAACACGAGCGGGCCGGAGGGCTGCACGGTGCGCTTGCGGGCGGCCACGACCAGCTTCGAGCTGATGAGGCCGTTCGTGTTCGCCATCTGGAAAGCCTCGGCCGCGTTGGCGGGGTATTCCTGCCGAAAGAGGGTCTCGCCCAGGTCCGCGATCTTCCGCCGGCGCCAGAACATCTGCTCCGCGTCGAGCCCGTAGGCCTCCGCGTAATCGACCTCGGACTCGCCCTGCTCGTCCGGATCGGGCGACAGGGTGAAATCGGGCGGGGGCGCCTTCCGGTACTCGTCCTGCCAGAACCACGGCACGAAGATCGCCTGGAACTCGCTCTCCCCGCGCTCGGCCTTGCGCCACTGCTGGTGGAAGTAGTTCCCGACCCCGTTGGCCGTGCTCTCCAGGATCACCTCGGTGCCCGGCTCGTCGGCGATGGCCTGGAGGATGCCCGAGGCGTGGCTCTGCGCGTGCGGCCAGAACCCGACCTCGGAGCCGTGGAAGAGCTGGAGCGTGTTGCCGCGACCAACCGCCTTCGAGCCGGCCGTGCCTACCTTGTAGCCGCTGTCCAGGCGGTCGAAGAGCAGCTCCTTCGCGTTCGCCGCGCCCGCCGACGGGCGCACCAGCGACGGGCAGTGCTCGTGATAGCGCGAGACCATCTCGAACAGTGCGGCCGTGGAGTCGTCCTGGTGCGTCAGGATGAAGGTGCGGACGCCGCGTTTGTGGGTCGTGCGCCAGAAGAACCGGCCGCCGATGTACGTCGAGGCGCCCTGCTGCCGACCCTTCAGGATGAGCGCCCGGACGCTCCCCGACGTGCGGAGCTGATCCTGGAGGCGCTCGTGGATGTACCGCTGCGCCCGGTTGAGCGTGAACGGGACGATCTTGCCCGACTTCGTTCGGATGCGCAGGCAGCGAGGCGCGTAGTGCTCGAAATCGTCCTTCAGGCGCTGGCGGATCTCGCGCTCGCGATCACTCAAGGTCGCCGAGAGCGTCCTCGTGGCTGCGGACGGTGTGATTTGCATCGATCCGCTGGCGGTTGGTGAAGACGTCGCCGACCTCTTTCGCCGCCTGGACGACGAGCTGGGCGGCCAAGGCGATGTTGCCCTGCGTCTCGGCGCGATCGGCGAGGCGCTGGAGCGTCCGGAGGCGGGTCACGCGGTGCGAGATGCCGATTGACGCCGTGTCTTCGAGGAAGGCCTCGCGCGTGGAGCGGAACAGCTCCCGGAGGTGCTCGCCGAGGTTCTGGCCCGCCCGGCGCTCCGGATTGTAGGACTCGACCTGCTGCGGCGTGACCGTCTCACCGAACTCAGCCTTGACCGCCTTCACCACCATCGAGGGCGGGTCGAAGCATGCAAGCTGCTGAACGATGAAGGTTTTCAGCTCGTCCGAGAGCGCGCTCACGGGTGCATTTCCATCAAAGCCGGATCAAACTCGGCGCCCGCAGGTGCCGCACGCGCCGACGATGTCCGCCTCGCACACGATCGGGGGCCGGTTGGCCGCCTCGACCAGCGCCGCGGTCTGGCCAGCCGCCGCGCCGACGCCGTAGCGGGCGACGACGCCGACGAACTCCTCAACGTCGTGGCCGCGCATCGTGAAGATCGGCCGGCCCGAGGCCTTCGAGAACCGCGGGGCGCCGAACGCGTCCTTCGCCTGCGCGCAGTGGTAGAGCTCGTGCTCGACGAGGGAGCAGAACGTGGCGTCGTCGACCTGGTCCGCGAAGCCCGCGTCGAGCGTGATCATGAAGTCCGGGACGCGGCCGAACCACGCCTCGACCTGCTGGAAGAACCGCGCCCGGGCCCACTTCCCGCCCTGGACGGAGGGGATCTCGGCCTGCCCGACGACACCGTTCCCGCCGCGCGCGTTCGGCACGGACGTCCACATGAAGCCCAGCGTCGCCTCGCGAAGGTGCGCGTGCTCCTCGTTCAGCAGCACCGCGTCCTCGCTGATGAAGGCGGCGCGGGCCCAGGCCTCCAGATCGGGCGCCGGCTCGAACGGGAGCGCGGTGAGGGCGCCTTCCTGGCCGAGCAGCCGCTCCGGCGGGCGAGGGCGAGCCAGCATCAGCCCTTCCGCCGCTCGCAGAACGTCTTGTGCGTGCCGCCAGCCGGCAGGCTCAGATGCGTGGCCAGCAGCGCACCGACCATCGGGCATTCGGTGACCAGCGCCACCGGCTGGGTGAGCACGTCGAGCGCGGTCTCGCGGGTGCAGTCCGGGCCCTCGATACCGGCGGGGCAGGCGAGGGCGCCGGCCAGGAAACCGGACGAGGCGGCCTGCGCGGGGCGGTCGAACACCCACACCCAGGCCCAGCCGGCGACGAGCACCAAGACGATGCCGGCGAGGTGCCGGAAGCCGACGATCCCGCGCATCAGTGCACCGCCCGTGACGGCATGTCGCCGTGCCGCAGCATCAGGCGCTCGGCCAAGACGCGCACGTCGTCGGGGACGGCAGGCCGGACCAGCACGAAGGAGGCGGGCCGACGCGGGCGCAGGGCCGCCGCGGCGATGCCGGCGAGCAGGATGGCCGCGCAGAGGCGGGGCATCAGTGCTCGTAGCCCTTCGCGATCACGGACAGGATCAGGATCGCTACACCGGCGGCGGCCGCGAGCGCGACGAGGGCGGCGATGCCGCCGATGACACCGGCAACGACGGACATGCTCATCTCCCCTGGTGGACGCCGAAGCACCGGAGCGCCTCGTCGTAGGACAGCTTCGGGACCGGGCCGGCCGGCGCGCCGAGGTCGGGCCCGGGGCACAGCTCGCGCTCGCCGCGATGGACGATCGGCGCGGGCGCGGCGGGCTGGGCGCGGCACAGCCAGCGGAGGACGATGCGCTTCAGCAGCATGGCCGGGCGTTCCTCATCGCCATGGAGCGGCGGACCTCGAACTCGCCGGCCCGGGCCTCGTCGTACGGGGTCTCGACCGGAAGCGGCGTGGCGTCCGGGTGGCCGATGACGCCCTGCCGGCGCAGCTGGTCGCCGTAGGCCTGGGCCGCCGGGTCGCGCTGGAGGCGCTGCGCATGGCGAAGCGCCCGGTCCGCGTCGGCCGGGGTGAAATCAGGACGAGATGTCAACTGAAACAGCCTGTCTGTCAGGCTGGAGGGCCGATCTGTAAACCCGGAAGCCCGGATCGTCAGAGGAACCGCTTGCCAGCGTGATCATCGAAGGCGCGGGCGCGCCGGTCGTACTTCTGGAGCGTCGTCACCGCGGTGTGCCGAGTGACGTGCATGACCTTCAGGACGTCGGCCCCGGCTGCGAGAGCCGAGGTGACGAAGCCGGCGCGCAGCGAGTGGCCGGAGAACAGCGAGGCATCGAGGCCGGCCGCAGCGGCGTGCCGCTTCACGATGTCGGCCACGGATCGATCGGTGAGGCGCTCGGCCGAGACCGCGCCGCCCTTGCCGACGGACCGGAATACCGGGCCCGCCGTGATGCCGGCGACCTTCAGCCAAGCGTCCAGCGCCTCGCAGGGCTTGAGCTTCGCGCCGCGCGGAACGGCGATCTCCTGGCCCGCGCCCTCCTGGTCCGTCTTCGAGCGGCGGACGTGAACGATGATCCCGTCCGGCACGCGCTCCAGATCGGCGACATCGAGCGCGACGAGCTCGGAGCGCCGGAGGGCGGCGGCGAAGCCCAGCAGGATCAGCGCGCGGTCCCGCAGGCCTGCCGGGCCGTCCGGGATCTTGCGCAGCATCTTCCGCAGGGTCTCGGCCGTGGCCGGTGCCTTCCGGGTCTGCCGGGTGCCGAGCGCCCGCCGGGCGCCGCGGATCGTGGCCTTCACCGCCTCCGACGCGGCCGGGTTGTCGAAGCCGCCGGCCCGGTGCGCCGCGGCGATCGCCGCCACGTGCAGGTCGATGGTCGCCGGCTTCCGGCCGGTGTCAGCGAGGTGGGCGACGTAGGCCGCGACGGTGAGCGGGTCGGCCGGCATGGGGTCGGCACCGGCCTCGCGGCACCAGGTCACGAACACGCCGAGGGCCGACGAGTAGGCCGCCCGGGTCCGGTCGGACCGGGACGCCCCGGCATAGGCCTTCGCCCGGTCGAGCGGGACGAGCGTATCCGCCGGCGCGGCGGGCACCGGCAGAAGGGACATCGTCACCCCGGAATGGTCTCAGAATATTTCGAGCGGATTTTTGGGTCCGCGCGCTCTGCGGATCACTTCCGACAAGTTCCCTTGTCGGAGCCAATCCGAGGCTCGGATCAGGCCGCTTTTCGCCGCCTCGAAACGGTGAACGGCTTGCCCTTCTCGCTCTGTCCGGACAGGCCGAAGGTGCGCTTCTCGACGGTCCCGATCAGCGGCCGAAGCTGGCGGATCAGCGACCGGATGCGCCGGCAGTGATGGTCGCGGGCTTCGAGGTCGACGTCCTGGCGCCCGGTCGCGCGGAGGCGGCAGAGCGCGAGGCTCTCCTCCTCAATCGCGGTGACGATAGCGTGGGCGCTCATCGGGGACCGATCATGACATGGAACACCGCCCGCGTCTCACGGGGCAACGCCTAAGCTGTTGAGCGGGTTCGTTGAAGAGGCGCCGGGCTCATCGCCCCCGGCAAGCGGCCCCGGGTCTTTATCCTGGTCGAGGTCTCGAGAGCCTTCCGGCACCAGCATCGCCGGTGGCAGCGGGCAGGTAGAGGCCACCCCGCCGGTCCCAGACATGCAAACGCCCGGCGGCTTTTCAGCCCCGGGCGTGCGTCTCGCGACAGTCGGGTTTTGCCGGGTTTCGCCCGACGGGTCAAGGATCCAGTCGGTGCACCGTCTCGCCGGTCTGACCCAGCAGCCGCTCAATTTGCTCCAAGCCCTCTGTCACGAGGACATACGTAGCCGACCCTTCGGCCGCGGCTGTCATGTAGATTTTAGACACATTCGGGCGGCTGGTCCCCACTTCCTGCGTATGGTAGCCGATAATCTGGTCAGTATTGATCACGATTTTCCGCTTCATATTCGCGGATGTGAGTTCGATGAGTGCCACTTTTACGTCTCCGTTTCGACGCGCCCATGCTGGAGCATCGGCCGGCAGGTGTCACGGGTATGGCGGCGGCGATCTTCGCCAAGCGGCATATAACGCTTCATCCACCACCCATGTCTCCTCAACCGTGACGGTGGCGTCGAGCACGCGCCTCCAGAAGCGATGAGCCGAGGCTGTGCGCGCGCCCAGCATCCGATCCGCCGCGAACCGGTTCAGCCGCTCGTATCGGACCCGGGTGCGCTCGACCCGGCGGAAGCCGAGCGGCGAGTGGGCGACCAGGCTCCCGCACATCAGACGGCCTCGGCCTCCGCTTCCTTCGCGGCTTCCGCCCGTGCCTTCAGCGCTGCCACCCGGGCCGGCACCGTGTCGGACACCTTCAGATAGGCATCCTGCGGGACCGGGCGCCGGGCCCCCTCGGCGGTGTGCAGGTGATCCGTCACCGACTGGAGCAGCCAGCGGAACCGATCCCCGACGCGGGAGGATCCGCGCTCTCCCCCGCCGACCGTGCACGAGGCGTAGGACTTGAGCGTGTGGCCCTCGACCAGGATGGCCTTGAGGAAGCGCACCCCGACCCAGCCGATGACGCCCGCGAGCTTCTCGTCCAGTTCGGCCACCTTCCGGACCCGGAACACCTCCCGCAGGAAGCCCATCTCGCGCGGGGCGAGCCCCTCATCGTCGAGGTCGCCATCCTCGATCACACCCATGCGGATGATGCGCTCCAGGCGGGTGTCGGAGCCCTCGCCGCGGCCGGTCCACGCCTCCTGCAGCAGGCGCCCGACGGCGAACTCCTGATCGCTGATCCGGTGGCCCGAATGCTCCATGGTCAGGACGTCGAGCTGCTTGTTGACCTGGACCTCGATGAAGCCGCCGAGCCGCTCCGGATCCGTGACGATGCGCCGGCCGGGCTTGATCGCGGCGTCCCGCTCGACGTGCGGGTTGAGACGGAGGCGTTTGCGCTGCTGGCTGGCCCGGTGCCGATCTTGCGGCGTCTCCAGCCTCCGGCGCTCGCGCGCGTCGGCCTCACGCTGCTGGATTCGCCCGATCAGGACCTTGCAGAGGTCCTTCGCGCGCTCGTTCTCGGCGGCTTCCTTCGCGGTCAGCCGCGCCTTCAGCTCGGCGTTGTCGGCGCGCTTCTCGGCGAGATCCGCCTGCTGTGCCCGAAGCACGGCGAGGCGGTCGACGGCGCCCGGCGGGTGGAATGCCGGCGAGCCGGCGAGGGTGATGGCCTTGGTCCTGGACGCTGCCACGGTGGTGCCCCTTGCGGCGGTCGACCTTCCGTCGATCCGTGACACCTGATCTGCGTCCCGTTTTTGGACACACGCAAGCGTGATCTATGCCTGCGTCACTCAGGCTTGCCCGTGACCTTTGCGTTCCAGGCATCGGCGAGGCGGTGGCAGGCCCGCTTCCGACGGCGGTCGAAGGTGCGCCGCTGAACGCCAACCTCGGCGCAGTAATCGGTCACGGTGCCCCCAGGGACCTCGCGGAGCAGCCGGAGCCGGCGGTGGCGCCGGATCCGCCGCCGCGCCTTCGCCCGGGCCCAGGTGAGGAGCGCGATCCGCTCCGGGCTGTCGAGGCCGAGGACCTCGGCGGAGAAGACGATCCAGTCGAACGTCGCCCGCATCTCCTGAGGGTCGTTCGGCTGGAGGCGGTTCGGCCGGACGCTGAAGATGCCCGAGCTGGTGAAGGCCATGAACGCCGCCACCAGCCACCGCTCCACGTCCGCGCACGTCATGGCCGGCGGGTCCGGGCCTTCGATCCTCAGCGGGTTCGCCATCAGCACCGGACGCGGGTTCTCCCTACCGACTGTGCTGCTGGAGCTGGTTCAAGCTCTGGTAGACCGACGTCCGGAACGCCATGAGCGGCTCCTGGAACAGGTGCTCCACGCCCTTCACAAGCGCCTGCGCGACGCCACGCCCCAGGACTTCGTGCACTATGGCGTCGATCTCCTCCCGCCGAGCGTCCATGTGCTCCCGGATCGCCGCGTCCACGCGCTCCTGGACCAGGCCGGCGACATAGCCGGGCAGGAACGGAGGCTCGTAGCGCTGGACAGTCTCGGTGCCCCAGCGATCCTTCCCCATCACCGGCCGCTGCTTGAAGAGGCTCTCCTCTACGGCGCGCTCGACCAGCCCGCGCAGAACTTCATCCGGCATCAGGTCGCCGATGGCACCGCGGATGCGCTCCGCTACCCGCTCCTGGAAGTCGCCCTGCGTCAGGGAAGTGGTCTCAGCCATGGTGTGCTCCTGATGAAAGCTGGGAATCGGTCAGGCCGCCGAGCGGCCGAACAGGTCGGGCGCCCGCGGATCGGTGCGGGCTGGCGCGGCCGGCATCGGAGGCACCGCCACGCGCGCCTCGACGATCGCGCGGCAGTCCGGATCGGCGCACGACCACAGGCCGTCGCTGCGATTCCGGAAGACGCCGAAGCCGAACGAGGCGCCGAACACCCCGCAGGCAGCGCAGGAGCGCTCGACCGGGCGCTTGGCCGCCTGCTCCGCGGCCTCCTCGGCGGCCTTCCGCGCCGCCTCGCGCTGGCGGAGCTCGATCTCCCAGAGGTTCGGTCTCACGACGCACCCCCGATCTGGCCTTGGCGCTGGTCGAGGCGGGCCATAAGCCGGCCGATGTCCGGCCCGTGGCCGGTCGCGCGGAGCCGCGCGAGGTCCTCGTCCAGCTTGGCCCTCTGCGCCCTGGCGATCTCGGCTGGCGTCTCGACGCGACGGCGCTCGGGCTCGGCTTGGCGCATGCGCTGAAGGTGTGCCTCGGCCGCCTTCGCGACTTCCGCGCGCTGCTCCGCCGTCGGCACGTCGTAGATCTCGGCCTCCAGCACGCGCCGGATGCGCAGGAGCTGCGTCCGGAGCGGGATCAGGCCCTCGCGCGCCTCGTCGGCGAACTCGGCAGGGGAGGGCCGCCAGCGCTTCACCCAGGGCCGCAGCGTCTCGCCGGACCGGAAGCGCTCCGCCGCCGCGTGAATCGCGGCCAGCGGGAGGGATTTCAGCGCCGCCACGTACTCCGCGATCAGCACCTCGTTCTCATCGTCGCCGCGTCCGCGCCCCTGCTCGAATCCGAGGAGGACCCGGGTCACGACCGTGTCGACGTGGCGGGGATCCGAGGGCGCAGTCAGCTCGGCGTTAAGCCGCTCGGCGACGTCGGAGAGCACTCGACGCTCGGCTGTCGTGGCCGCCCTGTCCCGCCGCACGCAGCAGCGGGTCGGAAGGACGGGATGCGCCTCCAGCCTGCCATGGAGTGCCGAGATCCTCTCCTCGACCTGGGCCGGCGTCGGGGTCGTTCGCGTCGATGGCAGGCGGTTCGACATCGTAGGCTCCCATCTGGGATGCGGCGTGCTGACGGATGAGGCGGGCGGCGAGGCCCGTAGGCGCCGGCTGAGCAGGGCGGCCGCGGTCCGGGCGCCGGCCCATCGCTTCGCGGCGGGCCTGTAGGCGTCGGTCGACCCAGCTCGTGAAGTCGGCCAGCTCGCGTCCGTCGGCGTCCTCGATAAGGCCGAGCACCACCACGGCCTCGTCCTGGGCGATCGCCAGCCAGTGGCCGATCAGGGCCAGGGCGGAGCGCTGGGACCGACCGGTGTTGGCGCAGATCAGCGCGGCACCCCGGGTCAGCAGCTCCCGGCGGAAGGCTCGGGCCTGCTCGGCCGCGCCTGCGCCAGCCTGCCCGACATCGTCGGCCGACCCGTCAGGGTCGGAACCGGGGGTCGGGGAGGGGGTAAGGG